TTATACCAAGGGTGGATTTGGATTTGTGTAAATTCATAACTTAAGAATAATACACGATTAAAATGTAGTTAAAATGTCATACACAGTTTTTGACACTGAGACTACAGGTCTCCCCAAAACACGACAACCGCCAACCAAAGATAATTTGGAATGTTGGGACGAGTGTCGTATTTTGTCTATCGCCGCAATTACATATTCTTCCCGAGGTAGGGAACTTTCTCGTTTTTACACTGTGATTAAACCAGACGGATTCAAGGTTGCCGCCACCGAAGTTCATGGAATCACAGAAGAAGAGGCTAATACAAACGGTATTCCATTTGAAGATGCATACAAGAAATTTGTTGATATGACACATAATTCTCAAAAAATTATTGGACACAACTTAAAGTTTGATATTGATGTATTGAAGGCTGAGACTATTCGAAGAAATCTTGACTTTTCTCCAATTGAAAAAATTACTCCCGTGTGCACACTGGACCTCGTCAAAAAGTGGTATGGAAAACCAAAGAAACTTGTAGTTATTTATGAAGAACTTTTTGGAAAAGAATTTGAGGGAGCCCACAATGCCTTGTTTGACACTCAAGCATGTGCCGAGGTTTACGCTGTTATAAAAGATGACCCTAGAAAGTATAAACCTATTCCACAAAAAAAGATTATACTCAAGGCATCCGAGGTTGCTGCATGTATTGGAAAGAATCATTTCAAAAGACCACAAGAAGTTTTAGATGAGATGTGGAAAAAATATTCCCCCGATACTTTCAAAGGCAAAACAAAAGATGATTACGCCATTGAAGCCATTCAATCGGATGAAAAAGCAACTGAAATTTTAAAAGAAGTTGAAAAAGCAACCCCCAAGAATTCATCAGAAGTTATGAAAATAATGGATGAGGTTTCTCTTCGTTTGAAAGTGGCTTCAAGTCTCCAACTAAGAGATTTTTACAATGTCAAAGACTTTTTGAGAAAAACTTTATTCACAAGTTTTGGAACAAAAAATGAATCCAAAACAGCTGATGCTGATTCTGCTAATCTTTACGAGGATGATACATTTTACAAATACAAAGTATGTGAAATCGAGGGAACTACATATGAAATTGTTGGTCGCATCGATCGTTTTGAAATTGGTGATTTCAATCAAAAGATATTGGTTGAAATTAAAAACAGAACAAGGTGTCTTTTCAATACTGTTAAGGAATATGAAGCTATTCAGGTTCAAACATATTTACAAATGGTCGAGTTGAACATGGCTCGTTTGGTCGAACAACATAATAATGAACGAAAAAGTTATATTATCATGAGGGATGATGAAACTTGGGATAGGGAAATCATTCCAAAGTTGAAAGAATTCTGTCATGTGTTTCACGGAAACCTAAGTCAAGCGTAATAAATAATGTTGTAATTTAAAAAAGATGTTTGAACATATTTCTTCGTTTCTTCATTTTATTTTTACCCCAGATGAAATTGAAAGAGGACAGGGCTACAGAGTTCCTTCACCACCCCCACCAATTGACCTTGAACGCAAAAAAATTGCATTTGCTGTAAACGAAGCTGGTGAAGAAATTATTTTAGAATACCCGAATCCTCTCAAATTATCAGATAAATATCTCATGTAATGATAAATGTGTGTATCAAAATTTATAATGACTCTCATGAATTCTAGAAATCAGGCCCACGCGTTTCACTTAACTACTACCTCATACGCGCAACACAAAGCCCTTCAAAAATACTATGATGGTATTGTTCCACTCCTCGACAGTTATGCGGAAACTTACATGGGAACACTAAATGGTCGAATGACATTAAAAAAGGTCAATACTCGCCATATTCAAGACCCCCAAAAGGCTAAAGATTATTTCAAAAAACTTTTGGTGCGTATTAAGAAGATAAAACTCCCTAAGGATGATGCCCTCAAAAATATTCAGGATTCAATTGAAGCCTTAATTAAGTCAACAATCTACATGTTGAAATTAAAGTAATAAGACAACCTAAGTCCGGTCCATTTTCTAATTCTGTAATACACAAAAATTACAAAATGGAATCCCAGCTTTTACAACTCGTTGATTTGGTGAAGTCTCTTCACACAAAAGTCGACGAACAAAACAAAGAGCTTCGAGAAATTCGTAAAGAAAACAAAGAGCTTCATGATAAAATTGGTGCACTGACTGCTATTCCCGTTTGTGAACCAACCATAAGAAAGAAGCCTCGTGCCGAAAGAGAACAATGCTGTGCGTTGACCGCAAAGGGAACCCAATGCAAAAACAAGGCTGTCGATGACGGAAAATGTAAAATGCATATCAACCAAGGTGAAAGAACCATTGAACCGAAGATTAAAAAGCAAAAGAAAATCAAGCCCAAGCCACCTACTCACAATCACCTCCCGGGACTTCGAACTGCATACTGTCAACTTTGTGAGACCCACGGTGATATTATGGACCCTGAATTGCCAAACAGAGAATTCGAAATTATCGCAACGGGGAGAACTACCATGGATACTATTCGAGAAGAACCAGAAACAGCTCCCGAACCAGTTCTTCAACCCGTGGAGGAACAACAATTGGAGATTGAAGATGATTTTGACGAAGATGAAAGTAATATCATGCAAGAGTTGCAGAGATTAAGTGCATCCCACAATATTTCAAATTGGGCAGATGTTGAAGATGATGATGATTTTTTTGAAAATTAAAGATTTATCTCTTTTTTTAAACATGTATGAAATTGTTTCTGACACAGATACAAAAATAAAAATTATTCAATGGTATGGATATTTTTTATTAGGCCTATATAAACTTTTAGGTGATGAAATGTCGGTCATTTGTTTTTTGTCTCTAGTTCAAACTTTTTTCTTTGACATGTCCCACATTTTTGTATTCATAGTTTTTGGAATAATAAGTGATTTACATCTTATCCGTTTCAAGCCAGTCATTGAACACATAACAAGTATTTCCCATCTAGCTCTAAAACGAGAATATACTTTGACTACATATGTATTTGGAATAACATTTCTGAGAGATGTCATGGACTCCATGCTTATTTCATGTGTTCGACTTGTATTGAAATTAACGGTGTATTTTGCTATTAAAGCATATAAGCGTATTGTAATATATGTCAGAAATAATTAAAAGTGCACAAGAAATTCTTGATGCCCTCGGTTCTGGATATAACGAATGTGTATATCACAAAGCTTTCGAAGTTTCTTTGCGAAGCAAGGGAATAGATTATGAAAGCGAAAGAATAGTTCCCATAACATTTCAAAACCACGTCATAGGAAATTTAAGAAGCGATCTCATAATCGATGACACAGTTGTTGAGCTCAAATCAACAAAAAATTTAAATGATGCAATGCGAATACAGGTTAGGAATTATTTAAACCTAACCGGATTAAAAACTGGTATTCTTATTAATTTCCCCCTAGGGTCAAGTAAAATTCAGCATGAAATAATATTTGCGTAGTGTAGATGTTTCGTATATTTGTTATATTAGCCATAACGGTTGTATACATTTTCTTATTTGGACCGGAACCATCGTTTGGATTTAAATACATAGAAAATTTCTTTTCAGAGGAGGATTTTGCTAAGATAAAACATGAATGTTTTAAATTATCTAATTATCTCACTGAAGAAAAAAATACAACTGCCGAAAATAGAATATCAACAATTGTATCTGATGACAACACAATTGCCAAGTTGTGTAATTCTCAAACAACTAAAAATAAGTTGAAAATACCTGAAAACACAGTTCCGGCCGATGTTCCTATTGAACTTAGAAAGTATAAAATAGGTGGTGCTATGGATTGGCACAAAGACACCGTGCTTTATACGAAACCTCAATACGAAATGATATATACAGTTCATAATACATCTGATTCAAAAACAATGTGGTATGACCCTGATAAAAGAAAAGTTCACGAAATAGAAACAAAACCAAATAGTATGATAGTAGTCAAAGCTGATGATGTTCAACATCGTGTATCTCCTGTCTCAAAAGGAGACAGGTCAATCATAAAATTTGCTTATACGGAAACAACAAAAAAGGCACCTGGATACTTTATTAATGCACTAAACATTAATTGATGGAATATTAGTAATGAATGAATGTCGTATCTTAATCCAAGTAATTATTGTATATTTCTTCGCATTGTTTTTTACAATACCAGCTCGGTGCATATAACACCAATTCGAAGGAAATATTAGGGACATCCCCTCTTTAGGAACTATACTTGTTAGTGGACCACCAATTCTAAAATCGGTAGTTCCACCATCTTCTTCTTTCATGTCGTTTAGATAAAACATAACTGTCAAACATCTTCTATCTTTGACAAGTTCATCGTGATGCCAGTTATAAAAATCACCCTCTTCATAGCACTGAATATGATATCCATCATCATCTAAATATTCTTCTAAAATATCTGGTGGGTGGTCCTGGTCCAATACAATTTTTGTTCTTTCAATATATTCACCTACCACTCTGCTTACACACTTGTATATTTGTTCATCTATACATCTCCAGTCTTCTAAATCATTAATGTATAGAACTGAATTTTTTCTTATATCATTGTCTATGATTCCTTCATCTAATTTAGCCGGTGTCTTTCTTGTATCTTTTTCATACTTTTCAATGATTTCCTTACACAATTCTTTTGACATAACATTTTCTATTGTGTGAACGAATTCCATTTAATAGAAAAACAATATTAAAATAACCTAAGTCAGACGCGAGTTCAATTTAAGGTGTGCTCAAAAAAATGGACGCCATCCGTGAAGTGCTCGCTCTCTTGGACAACAACTCTGAGGCTCTCCCCGAGGGAGATTACCTCAACGCGTGCAACAGGCTCAAAGAAATCTACAAGGAGATGGAAGACATGCCCTTGTATGACACTGTATCTGAAAATAGTTCTGAAGAGGGAGAACGCCCACCTCAACGAGTTCCACAACTCATGTTGTCTGACATTGAAATTCATAAGCGTATTAAATATCACCAAAAAATGATCAAGGAGCACGCTGGTTTCACACGCTTGACCAAAAGACTTAAGATCTTGGCTATGCAGCAATATGCCAAGTTTAATGGTGTGGATCAGAATAACATCGATGAAATAATCGAAATGATC